TAATACTACTATTGAATATAAATGGATTTGTAACTACAGAGGAACTAATACTGAATTAAAAGATGGTGTTGGCTACGAATATAAGAAAATTATTGAAGATAATAGTATTTTTAGTGGAGATATGGCTTATAATGAAAAATTAACTTATTTCACTAAAAATGGAGACGCTTATATTAATAGTAGTGGTGATATCAATCTTGAGAATTATACTGCTAAAAAGAATGACCTTTATCTAAAAGTCCAATATTGCGAAGTTGATGGATGTGGAAGTTATAGTGTTACTGCGTTTGGTACAACTGCGAATCAAGTAAGTAAAGAAGTTAAATGGACTGGATTGAGCGTTGTTGTTGAAGGAATTAGTGAAGACTTTAAGATTGTTCTTGATCCATCTCCTGATAATGGATGCTATTATGGTTCTTCTAATACTATTACTGCTATTGGATAGAATGATGAGGGTGTTCAATGTACTTATCTTTGGAAAAAGAATGGTTCTGAATTTAGCACTGAAAAAACTGTAACTTTAACTGAAGAAGATATTTATACCTTATCGGTTCATGGTTATAAAAATAAAGATAATATAGATTATCCTACAATTAATTTTACTAATTATTTTGATCCAACTAATTTAGTGCCTGCTGGTGAAGTTACAACTGAAAATGGAAAATATATTGTTAATATTACTAATACCAGTGAATTAGGAAATGGTATTTATGAATATCAATGGAAAAATGCGGAAGGCGTTACTCAAATGACTACTTCTGAAAACTCAATAGAAGTAAATGAAAATATCACCCAAGTAGCCGTAATTATTAAGAAAGGTGAAAGAAAATCAAAGCCAGGAACCTTTAAGATTGAGGGGTAAGATAAATGATAACTAATCCAACTGATTATTATAGCGTTTTACATCAAATACAAGATGAAAATTTTCCAGTTAAATATCCTGCTCTTCCAGCTCCAGAAGATGAAAAATTAGTTTAGATAGATTTAAATTCAAGAACTATTAGTAATGAAAATAATTATATCACAGTTGAGGGCGATCATGCTGCCGAAATCATTTATTTTGAAATAGATAGATATTTTGATACTATGGATTTAACTAATATGATGTGCATTGTTTAGTATATTAATGCTGATAATGAAAAACGTATTTATCCAGTCCCATATTATGATACTTTGACTCATAAAGATAAAATTATTTTTCCTTGGGTTTTAAATTATAGCGCTACTAAGAAATCTGGTAGTTTAAATTATATGATAACTTTTTATAAAATAGAAAAAGATTCTAATAATTTATTATATAATTTAAACACATTACCAGCGAGTCTTCAGGTTTATTCTAAACTTAATTTAGATTCTATCGTAAAAGAAGAAGATTATTATGTAATTGATGATAGCCAGGTAGTTCAACAAATCTGGGAGCGTTTAGCTCGTTTAGAGGGGTTTGTTGGTGGTAATGGGTTGGATGTTTATTGGATTATTCTTGAATGAATAAACTAAATGGTATAGAATTATTAATTTAATTCTATACCATTAATTTATAGAAAGGAGTTATTGAAGATCGATGGCTCTATTTAAAATTTTAAAAGGTGATTCAGATAGACTAGTCGCTTATAATGCGGAAATAGTTAATGGAAAAATACCTTTTCCAGCTTTAGACTCTGGAAAAACTTTATTCACAACACGAGATGATATCACTCCTATTACAGAAGGATATGCTTATTTCACAGAAGATACTCAAAAATTTTACATTGATACCGCGGATAAAAGATTAAATTTATATACCGATCACGCGGATTATGCCACTTTTGATGAGAATGGTCGTAATTTAGCAGAATTATCAGAAGTATCTTATGAGAATATTGATGATAATGGAAGTAAAATTGGAACAATAAATATTAATGGGATTGAGTATAATGTTACTTGCCCCGCGGACGTAGCAAGTAAACCTGTAAATAAATATGTCTTTACTGCAAAAGCGAATTAGACTACATTTACTATTCCTTTTGATTTTGATGATAGTAGTGCTTTAACTTTATATTATAATGGTATTATGTTAAAAGAAACTGATCATTATACTATTGAAGGAAAAGTTATTACGTTAAATGGATGGACTAGTGAAGCTGATGATTATCTTACCGTAATGGGCATTGAAGGAGCAGCCGCCATTAATGTTGATGAAAAAGTAGCTTAGATTCAAGAAGCAGTAGATAACGCTGAAGTGACTATTAATAATAAAGTCACTGATGCCATTAAATCTATTGATGATAAGCTGGCAACTGTCCCTGATGATGTAACACAAGCGGTTTATAAAAATAAATCTAATATAATGACTGCGAACGGTAGGATTACTATGGATAGTACTTATACTCCGACATAGGACATGGATTTAGTTACTAAAAAATATGTCGATAATGCAACTCCTCCTACTGTTGGAACTACTATTGATTATTCTATTTATATTGGATCTATTGAACCTGCTTCTGGTACTGCTCCTTTAGTATGGATAGACACTACAGCAAAAACTGGTACTTTTAAGTATAGAACTTCTACTACTGGCACTTGGACTCCTGTTCCTGTTGCTTGGATTTAATATAGATATTTATTATAGAAAAAGGAGATAATGTTATGGATCAAAATTTAATTAATCAATTATTTCAAGTTTGTTTGATTCCTATGCTTGGCGCTTTAACTACTTTTGTAGTTATTTGGATTAAAACAAAAAGTGCAGAATTACAAAAGAAAACTGATAATGATATTTTGGATAAATATATTCAAATGGCAACTGATACAATTACCAGTTGCGTTATTGCTACTAATCAAACTTATGTAAATTCTCTTAAAGAATAGGGTAAATTTGATGAAGCTGCGCAAAAAGAAGCATTTCAAAAAACTTACCAAGCAGTATTACTTATTTTAAGCGATGACGCAAAAGAATATTTAAATAATGCTTTTGGTGATTTAAATAAATATTTACAAGAAAAGATTGAATCTACTGTAAATGATTATCGCACTCCTAGTGAAGAACTAAAACAATAAAAATAAGGGAGACATTCTTAATTGAATGTCTCCCTTATTTTTTTTATCTAAATGGATTCTTCCATCGTCGATTGATTTCTTCATAACCTTTCTTTGGAAAGTATAAAACTTCTCCATTTTTAAAAGTTAAATTATCTTTATTCATTATTTTAATTTGATTTAAATTAATAACTAAACTTGGAGGAATAAATACAAAATCTGGATGGTATGCTAAAGTTCCAATATAATTTTCAAAAGAAGTCTTTAAAGTTTTACTATTTAAAACTTCATTTTCTAAATGACAACATAAATTTCTTTTTTGAATATCAGCATATAAAACTTTATTTAAATCTACTTTTATTTCTCCTTCAGGAGTATCTAAATATTTATACTCTCTTCTTTTTTCTTCTCTAATTTCGTGTAAGATGGAAAAAATTTTTTCTTTATTAACTGGCTTTTCGACAAAATTAAATGCTTTTACTTCATAAGAAGCAACCCCATATCCGATTTGGGAAGAAACAAAAACGATTTTTCCAGTATAATTTTCTATTCTTAAAAGATGCGCTATTTCAATACCATCAGTTTTCTTAAATGTAATTCCAAGAAAAATAACATCATAATCAATATTTGATTTAATTAATTTTCCTGGGTCTGTAAATTTATATATACATCCTTGTAAATCAAATTCTTGTAAATAGTGATTTATTATATCTTCTAATAAATCATTTTGCTAACTACATTTGTCGCAAATCCCTATGGTAAAAATTTTAATCACCTTCAAATTTGTATATTTTTAGAAAAAAATTTTTCTATCTCTACATTTTTCTATATAATAATTATACAAAAAATTTTTTAAATTGTAAAGTAAAAATTTAGAAAGTGTCAATTTTATTCAATTTTGAGTAAGTGGGATTTTTATTTAAAAAGTGTTAGTAATTGTAATATATTTATTCGAAGCAAAAATTATATAATAATGAGAGGAAGAGAAAAAACCTTTCAATATTATATTTCTCCGGAGGTAATAACATGAATACTTATGGTTATCCATAGCAGTTTAATCCAATAGGTAATAGACCTGTTTATGGAACAACTGCTACTCCAGTGGTTCAAAACAATACTACATAGCGAATTAGACCTGTTTCATCTTTAGATGAAGTTAGAGCTATGAGTATTGATTTTGATGGTTCAGTTTTTTATTTCCCTGATTATGCTAACCGCAGAATTTATACTAAGCAAATAAATATGGATGGCACTGCTTCTATTAATATGTATGAGTTAAAAGAAATTCCAAATTCTCCACAGCTTAATAATGATTATATAACACGAGAAGAATTTAATACTACTTTAACTTCTATTAAAGAAGTATTCGCATAGATTATGGGATCTAATAATAGCAATAATAACGCGGCTACCCCGCCTCAAGGATCTGAACAACCGACACAATAGCAACCTATAGAAAGCAAACCGCAGTTCAATTTTTAAGGAGGAATTTAAATGGCACAGTCAATGAATCCGATGTAGATTATTGCTATGATTAAGAATGGTCAAAATCCGCAATAGTTAGTTTTATCTATGCTTGAGAATCAAATGGGTGGAACGCCAATGGGCAACAATTTATTACAAATGGCACGGAACGGTCAATCCGAGGACATTGAAAAGTTTGCTCGTAATTTATTTGAATCAAGAGGAATGGATTTTGACAAAGAATTTAATAGTTTTAAGTCCCAAATGGGATTTAAATAAATAAATTTATAGAAAGAGGTTTTATTATGTTTAATTACAATTATCCAATGGCAATGAGTACTCCAAATTACTCATTATCTGACATTGCTGCGGCTTCTGGAAATGGCTATCGTAATAATGATGGCGGAATGTGGGATGGAGCAGGTGCATGGTGGATTATTATCCTGTTCTTATTCTGTTTCAATGGTTGGGGCGGCAATGGCTGGGGTAATAATGGTGCTAATGGTTCTGGTTTCCAAGGTACTACAACCCGCGAAGAATTAAACTATGGTTTTGATATGAGCGATCTCAAATCTGGAATTAATGGTTTAAGCTCTAGTCTTTGTAATGGTTTCAGTAATGTAAATACTAATCTTTTAAGTGGTTTTGCTAATCTTGCTGAAACTAATAATGCTAATACTCGTGCTTTACAGAGTGACATCTGTAATATGGGTATGAATAATATGTAGAATACTTTTAGTATTACTCAGGCTATTAATGCTGATACTGTAGCTAGTATGCAGAATACCAACAATCTTACTCAACAGTTAAATAATATGGCGGCTACTAATGCTCAATGCTGCTGCGAGAATAAACAGTTAATTCAGTCTAGCTTTGCTGATCTTAACTATAATCTTGCTACCATTGCTTGCCAGAATCGTCAAACTACTGTTGATGGTGTTCGTGACATTATCGACAATAATAATGCTAATATGCGTTCTATTCTTGACTTCCTTGTTCAAGATAAAATTGATACTCTTACTAATGAAAATAGCACTCTTAAGAATCAGATTTCTCAGAATCTTCAGAATGCTTATCTCATTGATCAGTTATCTCCAAAAGCAACTCCTGCTTATATCGTTGCTAATCCTTATACTGGTGTTAGCTATACCAGTTATGGATGTGGTTATGGTTCAACCTGTGGTTGTAACTCCTAATTGAAGAAAGAAGGTTAAATTATGGAAATAACGGCTAATGCTTTACAATCAGTTACTACTGGTTCTAATGTAGTATTTACTAACACGGCTGTTACTGGAAACTGTTCCATGATGCATCGCGAGGGTAGCGGTTTAGTTACCCTCCGCGGTCTTACGAACGGTCAGCGTAGAGCTCGTTTCCGCATTTCATTTGGAGCTAATATAGGTCTTCCATCTACTGGAACGGCTGGGGCAATTTCTTTGGCTATAGCTATTAATGGAGAGCCTGTTACAACTTCTACAATGATTTCTACTCCTACTGCTACGGAACAATTTAATAGTGTTTCACGTGCTTTATTCCTCGATGTGTTAGGCGGTTGTTGTACTCAAATTAGCATTGAAAACACGAGTTCACAAGCTATTGATGTTGAAAACGCTAGTTTAATTATCGAGAGAGTGGCATAAGGAGGTTTTTCTAATGTGTGATAAATTCCAAGAAATTAAAAAACAGTTATTAACCCAAGTAGAAGGTCAAATGTCTCATTTAGAATGCGTTGATACTAAAGAAATGGGTGAAGTTATAGACATGATAAAAGATCTTGAAGAAGCTATTTATTATTGCACTATAACAGAAGCCATGAATGAGTTACCCGAAACTACGCATTATTATACTGAAAAATATCAATCTCCTCATAAGAAAAGAATCTATAAACCTATGACATATGATTACGATTGGGAGGATTATGATTATGATGAACATGAGTATGAAATGCCTTCAAAAGATAAAATCTACACAACTCATGATAGTCGTGAAGGTCGTAGTGGAACTCATCGTAAAATGTATATGGAAGCCAAAGAGCTTCATAAAGATAAAAGTATTCAAATTAAAGAGTTAGATAAGTATCTACAAGATTTAAGCGCTGATATTGTTGAAATGATTGAAGATGCTTCTAATGATGAGCGTTCTTATATGGAGAAAAAGATTTCAGCATTGGCGACTAAGATTGGCTCTATGAATGGTTAATATAAATAATAGGGATTGGAGGATACTATTGGTATCCTCCAATCATCCTATGCTAATGAGACCTTCTGGAACTTACACTTTAGGCTCTTGTGATGATCCTACTTCAACAATTTATATTAATGAAAACATTAGCAATAAAAAACTAAAAAGAGTATTAGCTCATGAATTGACTCATGCTGCAATTTTTAGTTATAATATTTCATTAAAGCCAGAAGAAGAGGAGTTAATCGCAGATTTAGTAGGAACTTATGGTGAAGAAATTATAAATAATACTAATCTTTTATTTAAACAGATAAAAAAAATAAGGGAATGAAACTAATATTAAAAGTTTCATTCCCTTATTTTTTTTATTCGTCATCGTTTTTAATAGGTAATTTTATTGCTTTTTCAAAGTATTCTTTTCCTTGGCCGTTTCCGCCCATTCCAGAATAAACTTTATAAAATTCCATTAATTGTTCATACTATTCTGAAGACATATAGCCTTGTTTTAAATAAGTTTGGCACAATTGAACTAATCTAAATTTATAAGATGCAAGGATTAAATCAACATAATTTTTTCCAATATTTTCTTTTGAAGTAGTTTCATTTTTTAGTTGATTTATTTCTTCCTAAATGGGGGCAATATGTTTTTCTATTAATTTTTCTAGTTCTTCATCTTTCTTATCTTCTGCTAATTTCTAATAAACTTTCATTTGATTATAAATATGTTTACAAAATGCCAGTAAACCAGCAGAAATAAGTCCAAAAAATATTTCTATAAAGTGCTAGGCAATAAAAGCATACATAAAAAATACCTCCTTCCACTTGACTTCTAATATATCTTAAAAGAGTGGAAAGAGGATTATTTATTTAAGGCCTGCCCATTATTCCCAATTAAAATCATTACTGGAATTTTCCTTAGTGAAATATGCTGTATATAAACATATAGCATCACACACATCATCATTAGCCTTTATATTATATTTTTGCTATACAAAATCAATATCTGCCTATTTAAGCATTTCACGTTTAATACTACGTCCAGTTTTAATTCCTAATTTTTTACGCCATTCACTTGCCTACATTAATTCTAATGTTTTAGAAGTAAATGAAGAATTAACTTCATGTGCTCCAAGCATTACTGCTCCTTGAAGCCACATTAATAAACGTGAAGTATCTGAATATCCATAAGTTTCTGGATGGACATCTTCTGCGACTATTTTTTCAATATTATATTTTTTTATTAATTCAATAATCTAATCTTGTATCTTTTTTATTCTATCTAAATTATTAGAAGAAACCGCGGTCAATAGTCCATAATCTAACATTTTACCTTCACTATTGGAAACACAATAGCCAGTAGATTTAGTAGATAAATCTAAAAAGAGGATATTCAAGTAATTACCTCCTTTCTGTTGGGTTTGAGGTAATTACTTTGAAGTTGAACCAAATCCTCCAAGACGTTCTCCAGAAGCATTATCATCATCCGTGGTTAAATAAGGTTTAATAATACCTTGACCAATAACATCGCCTTTATGGAGCTGGATATCAAAAGGAGATAAATTAATCATCTGGAAATAAATATGTCCTTCATTGTCAGGATTGTTATAATAATCTGCATCAATAATTCCTACGCCATTAGCAAGAATAAGCCAATATTTCAAAGGACAAGAGCTACGGACAGACAGCTCAAGATAAGTATTATTATCTAACTCACATTTAACTCCAGTAGGCACGAGAGTTGGCTTTATTTTAAGATTTTTTGTCATACCCGCCATGCCTTCAAGAGAAACTAAATTAATTTGATGTTTAGGAAACTTATCCAATAATTTTTGATATGAAGGAACTATAATGTCTTCCGCAACTGTAAAATCATAACCTGCGGATTTGGCAGTCTTTCTAGTAGGCAAAACCGCATCAGGATATTTACTTACTTGTTCAAACTTCATTAAAAACTTACCTCATAATTTACATCAATATTACTAATAGGATCTTTTTCATCATTGAATTTTTTAACAAGGGTGACTTGATACCATTCATCAACAATTTCGCCCTTAGCTTTCTTTTCTTTCTTTACAGAGCTATACTTAGCTAAAATATATTTAGTTTCAGCTTTAGCTTCATCAATAAGTGCGGCTGCACTTTCTTCATTGTCTACACGATAAACCTCTGTAGCACTTACAAGATACTTATTCATTAACCCACCTCAACTTTAATTTCTTTCCTATTGGAATAATTTAAACTATTACTTTTATAAATTTTTGGAATTAATTCATTAATAAAATCTTCAATGCCGTATAAACGTATAGTATCAGTATCATTCTTATAGCAAGAAGATACTAAAACATTTGGGAGGTCAGTAATGCTACAAGTTCCAATACTCACTGCCATTCCATCATCATAAGTTTTAAAAACATTCTGTTCCATTGAAAATAAATTAATATTACAAACTATCATTTAATTACACTCCACAATACCAGCATCATATTGGAACAAATAAAAACAATAAGACTCATTATCAATATTTATCCAAATTTCGATAGCCCCATTATTTGTCTTTTCCCAGCCAACAATATTTCCTAATTCTTGGCAAATTATAATTACCATATTGGTAAAAGAATCTGTAGAAATAAGGGTAGGAATATTTTTATGGAAAATAGTATAATAATTATAATCTTTACACAATAACATATAATACATTCCATAATTACTCATTTCATCAATACTATCCATTAATTTATTTAACTCTTCTTCACTAATCGGATCCATTTGTATCATAATATTTTTATTAAAATTATACAAATTCATTTCTGTTTGAAGAGTTGCGGGATTCTTAGATAAATCTATATCAGTGGCATCAACCATTACCCACTCATCTCCAGTATAATAATATTCTTTAGAGTCTTCACCGGAAATAGCAATAGTACCTGTTTCAAATTTACGAAGAGAATTACATAATTCTCCTATTGTATTAGTATAAATAACTTGCATTATATAATCTCCTATCTATTTCATAGAAAAATTATATCACAAATTTTCTTTTTTGTCAAGTTTTAAATTGATAATATTCTAATTGCGGGAACCTCGTAAGGGTAGAGTAATATCTCTTTCCTTTTGGATAAAAGGTCCATCAATTAAGTAATCTGCGGTTTTTAAAATATTTTTAATTCTAATATTATTACTCTTTTTTAAATCATCATAAATATATCCAGTCCATATATATACTTTAATAGTCGGATATGTTTTTTTAATTTCAGTAATAATTAAATTAGTTAAAAATTCATTTTCAGGGCAAAGTGGTTCTCCACCCATAATGCAAAGATTGCGTTCAATATTGTTAGCATTAATAGCAGTGATTAATTCATCTAATACTTTATTGGTAAATTCTTTGCCACCATTAAAATCCCATGTCTCTGGATTCTAGCATCCTTCGCAATGGTGCGGGCACCCTTGCGTAAAAAATGATACACATATGCCGGGTGCCGCAGCCAAATCATTTTTAATAATTCCTGCGTATTTCATTCTAATACTCCTGTATGTTTTACTCTAGCTTCAACTTCTTTTTGTTTACCCCAATTAAAAGCGGTTTTATAATTACCCGTAAGATAACCAGTTACGCGACGTAATTGTTGAATATTATGACTTCCACATTCAGGACAAGAATCATTAAATTCATCACAATAGCCGCAATCAAGACAAGTATCATTAGGAACGTTTATGGCGAAATAAGGAATATCATGATCCATAGCGTAATTAACAATAGTTTCAAGAGCATCAATATTATTTTTAACTGTAGAATCAAGTTCTACATAAGTAATACATCCAGCAGAAGAATATCCGGTAAGTTGACTTTCAATATCAATCTTCTCAAAAGGACTCATTTCTTTCCACACAGGAACGTGAATACTGTTAGTAAAGAATTCTTTATCACTAACATTAGGAATTTCGCCATATCTCTCTTTAAATTTGGTCATAGCGGTATAGCAAAGGTTTTCCGCCGGAGTGTAATATACGCCAAAATTAAGTTTATACTTTTCTTTGTATTCAGCACATCTTTCTTTAAAACGCTTTTCAATCTTTTTAGCAATCTTCATACCATATTCAGTAGTATGATCTTCGCCAATAAGAATCTGAAGGGTTTCCGCGAGACCGATTTGACCAATAGCAAGAGTTCCATGTTTGAGGGCGGAACGAATTCCTTCTTCTGGAACATAACCAGCCATAACATTATTCTCATACATAAATTTCGCAGACCCAGGATCTTGAGAGCAAATCCATTCAAAACGCTCCATTAATTGAATACGTGCTTCATTAATTTTTCTATCGAGTAAAGCTAAGAAAACAGGAATAATATCTTTTTCTTGACCTTCTTTTTCGCACTCTTCTTTTGCCATCATAGCAAGAGTAGGAAGAATAATGGTAACGGGACAAATATTTCCACGTCCATCTTTGAGTTGGCCAAAGCCATTGATATCCCAGCCATTCGCAGTTCTGCATCCCATTGTAGAGAAGTAAGTGCGAGGATCATTAATATCATATCCAGCATTACCAGACCAGTCAACATTTGCATAATTAGGATAAAGGCGTCTCGCGGTACTTGTTAATGCTAATCTATATAAATCATAATTAGGGTCACCGGGTTTACGGTTAACATCTTTCATACATTGAAAAATTCCGCAAGGGAAAATTGAAGTCTTATGAAGTTTACCAAGACCCTCAATAGAAACATCTAATAATGCTTTAGTTACCATTCTCCCTTCTAGTAGAGTGCAAGTACCATAATTAATAGAAGTAAAAGGTAATTGATTACCACTTCTACTTTGTAAAGTATTAAGATTATGATAAAGACCTTCAGCAGCTTGATGAGTCTCACGAATAGTCATTTTCATAGCATATTTATAAGCTTTTGGAAATGACTTATAAAAGTCATCTTCAATAGGAGTTTCTTTACTATAGCATCCGTCATATTTACTCATGTTTAATCCTTCATATAAGAATTCAATACCATCATTAAAATGTTTAAAGAAAGATTTTCTTACATAAGGAACCATAGTCCAATCCAAATGAGTAGCACTAACTCCACCAAATTGGCAAAGACTTTGGATCTGGAAAATAACAGCAATTAATTGGAATGCCGTATTAATTGAACCTGCTGGACGAACATCTGCTTGACGAGTATTAAATCCATTAGCAAGTAAATCATCAAAAGGAATACTTAAACAATTATGAGAACCAACATAATAAGAATCAAGATCATGAGTATAAATAATATTGTCAATATGATTCTTACGAGCCATTGGAGAAAGTAAATAATCAAGAGCAAGTTGTTTAGTTACAACACTACTTGCTTCACCAGTACGACCACCAAATGAATGTTCATCAACATTGGCATTTTGATTTTTTACATTATTGCCATCAAGCTTTTCACGAATTGCTTTAATAAAGTCATCTTTTTTATTACGAGCAACTTCTTTCTTATATCTATATCTGATATAAGCACGAGCAACGTCGCGTCGTTCAGAACGCATTAGATAATCTTCAATCCAATCTTGAAGATCTTCTACTCCAACGCTTCCATCAGGAAAATGATTTATTTGCTTTTCAATATCTTCTGCAATGTCTTTTGCGGTATCATCTTCATATAATTTGCCATCAACTTCAATAAATGCTTTATTAATGGCATTAATAATTTTATTTTTATTAAATTGAGTTATACTTCCATCACGTTTAATAATATACAAATTTTTTGCCTCCAAACTAAATATAGTAGTTCTTTTAGGGTATTCTACTATATTTAGGTTTTGTTAGTAAATAATTATTTATTTTGGTCCACTTCCGCCCATTGTTTAACTTTTTTACAAATAGAATTAATGATATTAGTATAATCATCTGATGTTTCATTTACCATAATATTACATTTAATATTATTCATTTTTTGAAATTGAATTTCATCAGCGCTATACCTTCTAACAATTTCCTCTATATTAGGATTTTCTTCTCTGTTTAGCTATCTAATTAAACGAGATTTTCCTTTTGCGGTAATATAGTATATTTCTAATTCAATTCTATTATCTTCGAGAAGACTTACAATTCCATCAGGATTAAAAACACCGATATTGATTTTATCATTAGACAAGCTATCAATACTTGTACCATAATACCAATTATTAAAACCAGTAGTTTCTAACATTTTATTTTCATCAATTAATGTTAGAAATTCATCTTCTGAGACAAAATGATAACTTCTATCTGCTATTTCTTTTTCACGTTTTGGGCGTGTGGTATGACTTACAATAGGATTTAAATATTTTCCCTCTGGGCGAGAAAAGGTAGCCATCATTAGGCTATCTTTGCCAGCACCAGATTTTCCACATATTGCAATAATTTTATACATCTTCTTCAATTCCTCCTTGATAACGAGCATCTTTTAAAGCTAAATCACCATTAGGTAAAATTTCATCAATTTTATATAATTGATGACCACCTGAAGAAGCGTACTTTTTAGACATAAAATTATCTCCATTGCGAATACCAGAAACTACAATCATATTTCCACGATTAAACCAAGATTTCTCTACAATATGTTTAGTGTTATCTGCATTTCGCTCAGAAATTTGTTTATCAAACAAACTAAAATATTCTTTTCTAAACTTTACTTCTACGGGTCCAGTAGTAGTAAGAATTGTTACAGTGCTTTTAGTTTTATTCTTCGCAATGCAAGTTCCGCAAATTTTAAATAACTTATAGATATGAATAGTATGATTTCCTTTAGTAAAACTTCTATCAACAATTGGCTCTGTTGGAAGTTCAAAGAAATCCGCGAATCCATACTTCACATTATTGATATTATTTAATTCATGCTCATGATAATAATAACAAAGAACTTCCATTTCCCATGCAGACAAATTATTCTTACCCGCATATTTATCCCAATCTTCTTTAAATATTTTAGTATTTAAATTATTGAGAATTTCATCTTTATTATCAGCGATCCAAGAACGGAATACATCCATCCACTTTTGATAAATAGTATCCCAAATCTTTTCATTTAAATAATAATTGGTTCCGTCAAATTGAATATGTCCATCTTCTCCAATTTCCACTAAGAAATTAATAGCACGTTCATCAAGATGATATAAGCCATTTCCTTTTGTGGTTTTACAAATTGCTTTTAAATATCTATTAAATTCATAAATACGACGAGCCATAATTTGGTTTTCATTATCTTTTGGAAGAAGATCAAATTTCATAAGGCCGCCCATATTTTGAAGAGTAATTCTTTTCTTTTTATCGCAAGTTTCCCAAATATACCAAACCATCAATTCTTTTCTGTCCATCATATTATCAAAAGCTCCACCCTTGATAAGGGAAATCATAGCTTGTTTACCGGGTTTAATACGATATAAAAATTCTTTAGGATTAGAATAAGGACGATTGGTGATAATAGTATTAACTAATTCATCACCAACATTTAGCATTCCTTTTAAGCCAAAAAGAATTTTATTATTTTCAATATCGGGAGCAAATCCAAATTTAGATTTATTAATGTCAGGAAGGCCTACTTCAATTCCAGCTTTTTGAATATCACTAATAGCTTTAGCAATTTTACCATAATCTGTCGCCGCGGTTTTGCGAATCTTACCGCTTCTATCAGGTAAATCTTCAAATGTTACTCCATTGGCTAAATCGTCTCCTTCAGGAGCATAAATATCTACAATCTCTTCTTCACTATTATCTTCAAGGGAACCACTATTAACAATTAAACAAGCAGTATCCCAATAAATAGGATTGAAATGAATTACTAAGTAAATCATTTGAATCGCTACAAATGAATAAGGAAGAGAGTGATTTAATGAAAATGCATACCCTAGCTGAGGGGCGACTGCAATTTCCCAAAAGTATTCAGCAGATTTTTCATTATCAAATTTGCTAAATACTTGTTCTTTTAATTGTGGAATTTTAGCCATTTGTTTTTTAGCAACAATCTTACGAGCGGTATTTGCTTCACCAAGAGTAAAATGAGCTACATCCATAAGAATTTCCATCATTTGCTCTTGAATAGGGCAACAACCATAATATTTATCACAATGTTTGTGCATCTTATCAATCAATTCTTGTGGAAGATGCTGAGCTTTCATTTCATTATCAAATACTTTAATACCTGAATGCTGAATGCGGTAATATCTATCTTGCTGTGACTCTTTACCTTTTTCAGACATAAGACGCATCATAGCATTGGCCGCAGTCATTTCCATAGGGTCTTGCGGTTTAAGACGTTTCGCAATTGCTAAACCAACGCCCGTAGAAAATTGGAATACATCTAATACGTCACCGGCCGCTAAGTGATCCCAAATTGCTTGATCAGTTGTATCTATTACTTCTGGATGAATATATTTATTATAAAATTCACGCAAAGATAATTCTGGTATTTGTTTATCTTTTAAAAGTAATTGATAACAAGTAATGATTTTATCAGAAGCTTCTGTCACGAGAAAATCATATTTTGTATCTCCTGCAGCTTCTGCTTTATGGAGGTCCCAGCAAGTAATCATATCTCCGCTTGGAGTTCTCATAAATGATGCCGTATCAAACGGATCATCACCATAAAGAATAACGCCAGAAGCATGAGAAGAACGTTTATTTACCATTCCTTCAATATATACAATAATGTCCAAAAGTCCTGGATATTGATTTACTTCTCGAATAAAAGTTTGAACTGGCTTACGGTCTTTTTCTTCATTACCATAGATAACGTCATGAATAGGCCATAAAAATCCACGTTCTTGCGGAATTAGTGAAGACATATATTGAGCACTATCAACATCAATTCCCTCTGGACACTCTTCACTTCTGTATCCACGACACGCTGTTAAAATACTTTGTTTAGTACCTTCAGTGCCAAATGTGGCGACTTGAACTAATCCGAGCTCTCCACGTTCTTTTCTAATTGCTTTGAAAATTGCTGGGCGCTTACTTGGAGCAAGATCAATATCAATATCAGGCAATTCCGCGCGCTCTTTATTTAAAAATCTCCAATAAGGAAGACCCCATCGAATTGGGTCTAGTTGAGTAATACCTAAAAGATAGTTAGATAAAAATCCAGTCGCGGAACCGCGTCCGGGACCTACGATACTTCCGCACTCCCAAAATAAGTTAATATAATGTTGGAAAGTGTTAAAATAGGCGAAAAGACAGTCGTCTAACTTTTCACCAATGTCTTTTATAATATCTGCTTCAGTTTCAAGTCGGTCTAAATAATTACCATTATAGTAAAGTTGTTTTTCTTGTAAGACTTTAATACATTCATTTATCCAGTATCGTTCTTGAATATTATCACTATTAATTAAAGAACAAATAATTGGATATTTATCAAACCATTCTGAAGGAATAAATCCTTTTTTATAATCTTTTACTTCAACTTTTGGAATGATTTGTTTTCTTTCTAATGAATAAAAAGAAATTTTATTTTGAATTTCTTGGGTGTTATCAAGAATCCAATTTACTAATTCTTTTCCTGTCTTATTATTTTTATCCCAATCATTTGCATAGGGTTCCATTAATTCAAAAATTTCATCGCTTGTCATTAAATAAGTGAATTTATAAAAATCATCAATTTCTCTTTCTCCTGGTTTAGAAGTAAGATATGCTTTATGAATGGGTCTGTCTTCTTTAGTTAAGTAATGCGCGTCTGTCCCAACTACCATTTTTAAATCAAATACTTTAGCAATTTGATAAATTTTATGATTTACTGCAATTTGATCAGCTTCTGTGGAAGGAGCGCATTCAAGATAAAAATCTTCTTTTCCAAATACTTTAATACAAAAATTAATATAATCAATTATTTGATTATAATATTTAGTTTGAGTTTCAATATCTTTATTTAATTCAGCTTGAAACATAGGTAAAATACAACTGCCAAGCTCTCCACCAATACAAGCTGTTGTTGCAATAACATGACCTTTATATTGTTCCATTACCATTTCAAGTTCACTCTTTAAAGTAGGAACTCGTTCCATGCGTCTATCTACATAGCTATGAGTCCAAGCAATAGAACTTAACTCTCTTAATGCTTTATGCCCGATAGCATCTTTAGCAATAAGAATAAAATGGTAATATTTTTGTCCTCTATCTCTTGTATCTGTAAGATAAATTTCATTACCAAGAGCAATAGTAAAATCAGGATTTTCTTCTTTTAACTTTTTAGCATATTGATTTACTTCCATATGCGCTGAAAGGCATTCATGGTCTGTAATTGTAATACCAGATAATCCCAATTCTATTGCTTTATCAATAAGTGCTTGCGGTCTATTGATACAGTCAAAGTAAACGGAGGTTCGAATACATAGTATGATTATGGATACCAAAATATGATCTCATTCTAACTCCAGCCCTCCTCTCAATTTTATCATCTTCCATTTATAATTATATAATACCATATTATTTAATAATAATCAAATCGAGAAATATAATTATCGCATACGGCACGGATATCTTTTAAAAAATTTGTAAAGTCTCTAGAACGAGTTGATAATTTATTCATATTATCACAAGCCATAGAATTTAACGAATCTAATTCTTTGTTTAGGTCATGAGTAAAAAGCTCTAAATTAGAATTTAAATCCTAGGCTAAATCCGCGTCTTTGAGGAACATATTATTTTCAAGTATAGCATTAATACTTAAATTTAAATTAGATGTATTTAACATTATCTTCTTCGTCTCCTTGAACTTTAAATTCAGTGTCGTAAATGCTATCAAAAATATCTACAATAATATAAAAAAGACATCTTAAATGAGGCGGAATCCATTGTGGGGATAAACAAATAAATAATTCATCTGGAGTATCAATTGTTCCTAAATTACATTCCATAATAGGGGTAGAAGAAAAATTAAATTTTCTATCTTCTGGATAATTAGTTGAATCTTCATTTCTAATCCAAACATAATTTTCCAATTTACCTTCTTCAGATAAATATTTTACCCAGTTTCCGCAATTTAAATTTTCAATTTTATTTTCGATATCTTTATCTGTATAAGCAATATCATGATGATGATCTATATTTATTAAAGATATTGTATCATCTATATTTTTATCAATGTAAGTAGCAATCATTTCATGCGAAGCGATAAAATGGATATTTTCTTTTTTCATACTTTTACTTAATTTTAATAAAAGTTGCAGAAGTCTTTTAAAATGGATATAATCTGGCTTAGCAAATTTTAAAATTTCAAAATGAGAACATAATGCTTCCCAATCATCTGTTGAATAATTATTATAAAGTTGGATGCAAGGAGACATTATAATATCAAAATCTATTGATAATATTTTTTTCATTTATTACTTCCTTATAATTACTAATTTATCGCTGGCCCTTGTCGCCATAGTATATAAATATTTTTTATGTTCTTCTCTATCAAAAGGGTGATTTTCTTCAAATCCTAATACTTTTCCATACTCGCTACCTTGCGCTTTCCAGCAGGTAATAGCATAAGCATAAGAGAAATAAAATGGAGGATCAAGACATTGCTCATTCTTTCTTAGCTGATAACATTGGCGACCAGTTAAAGTTTCTTTCCCAGTAATAAGTTGCTTATAATCAATTGGTGTTCCGCAGAACTTATCTCCATCACTTAATCCAAGTTGAGCAAACATATAAGTAATTGGAACTTCTGAAATATAATATGGTACTCGAATATCCTCCGTATAAAAATCTTCAATAGTCCCAACAGTACCATTAGTTAAAGCCCATACTTTACTCATTGACATAAAATCCCAATAATTGTGTAAACCGATAATTTTGTCTCCAATTTGGGGCGCATCAGGATCGAATCCTTTTCTAGCTCGGACAAAATTATTAATCTTTGTTCTGGTTTCATTCTTCGCACAAATAACCTAATCAGCCCAATCATACATTTCAGGGTCTATTTGAGTCTTATCATACACTCTTACTTGTTTTCCTTCTGGACGATAGGAAATTAAAGAGCGACCATCCCTAATCCACATTGAAAAACGAATAATCTCACTATCTTGCGCTTGGCGCATAATTTCATCGAGGAAGATATGCGGATTATCTAATACATGATTATTCTCATTCGGGTCTACAGGCGGTAATTGACCGGGGGCACCCGCTGCGATGATATAAATACCATGAGTTAACATTAAATCCCATAATTTTTTTGGTAGCATTGATACTTCATCTACAACAATTACTTTATATTGTTCTAATTCACTTTTCATTTTAGGATAAAATTTAAAAGTTCCATTAGCCATCATCTTAGCTTTATATAGAAGCTTATGCGCAGTTGTTGCATTAGGACATCCTTTTTGTTGAAGCACGGTCGCTGCTTTACCTGTAAATGCTACATAGCAGACTTCTTCTTCTGGATCAACATCAAGAGCAGAAATAATAAATTTAATCAAAGTACTCTTTCCACTTCCTGCATAACCCGCTATGCAAGTCCAGCGTTCATGGGCATAATAACGTTCAACTGCAATTTTTAATCCTTCTTCTTGCTTCTTAGTCAGAACCATTACAACACTCTCCAGGATTTATTCTATAATATTTATTTTCATCAACTTTAAAATAATCACAAGCCCATTTTAATGTTCCATAGACACCAGTTGTATGCCTATCTATGCTATCTAATTTAGAAATTAGTTTTTGAACTTTATCATACTGAGTGCAGTCTTTACAATTAGAACAATAATTACATTGTTCTTTCCAATAAATCCACATTAGTCATGCTCTCCAATTGCTTCATCTAAAATTTGGTAAAAACGCATACAGTCTCTTTCATAAAGTTCTCTAGCCGCGTTCTCAGCTTCTTTTTTAGAATATCCTCTACTGTTGATATACATTTCGACGTCTTTATCTATAGCTTTATAACGGGCCAACTGATATCTATAACAAAGACTATCATACATATAACCTTTTGTATGTTTTGTTCTTTCATTAAAAAATTCTAAATTATTATCATCATACTTATGCGCTTTATCTATCATTTCTATCATTTCTTTAAAATCCATAATATTATTCTTCTTTCTTCATTTATATTTATATAATACCATATTTTAATTGTTTAGTCAAATTTAGAATATAATAAACTCTTTATTTGCATTATCTGCTTTAATTGACATGGGCGGTCCAAAAGAAATAGTTTTTCTACGCGGGTGATTAGGTTCAGAGAAAATTTCAGATTTAAGTTTTTCTCCAAAAATTTCTAAATCACTTTTTTCATTTGACTTGTCGGTTTCTTCGCTTGTTCCCGGGCGAGGCCAACATCCTTCTTCTTTATACCCTGTAACAGAAGCTTTAACCCACATATCTGCGATTTTATTCAACATATTAAATAAATCTTCCTTAGAAGAAATTCCTAATTCGGTTAATTGACTGTTTATTTTTTTAGTTACTTTATTATACTCACATCCGTATGATTCTAAAGATTTTAAAAGACCATAAAAGGCTTTGCCACTTTCCTCAGGCGATGATTGATATATCATATTAATATCGTCATCATAATAATTAAAATTTTCCATAATTTGCTCCTATAAATGAAAAAAATAACGGCTATATGAAGAAATAAATCTTCATATAGCCATAAAATTAATTAGTAAAATAATTATAAGCAATAGTTGCATTTTTTTGTCTTTGACTTAAAGAACTTGACCCACAACGCTCATAACATTTTGCAAAAGCTTTCGCAACTTCTTTTTCATCATTTAATTTTAAAAAAGAATTAAAATCAAATCCTTTTTTATATGAAGAACCAAAAGTATTAAATTCATATTCGATAGTATTTATTAAAAATTCACATTGAGTATCTAAATTAGAATACCAAACACTTTGATATCCTTTGCCCCATTGACAAATTCCATAATAATATTTATTAGATGCGGTCGGCTGTAGAGCTAAAGTATGACCGCCACATTCAGCCATCATATTACCTAAAATACCAGCACAAACCGCGTCATTCCAACTTTGGTCTTTCATATAAAGCCAAATTTCTGTTGCTATTGGATAAGTAGATAGTTTATCACTCCACTGAGAATTAATCTCATTTAAACGGTTTTGATAAATTTCTAAATATTTATTAGCAGTTTCATATTCTTTTTTAGCAAATTCAATAATAGGATGATTTTCATCATATCCTAATGCTCTTGTCGCTTCGGCTAAGTCATGAGCATTATCTGCAATATCTTGATACTCTTGGATTAGAGATTCAAGTTCTTTGCGATTGACTGTATCACTAATTTCTCTATCCATTGGTTCCATAGAACTAGTTTCTTCTACTAAGAAATTATACACAGTTGATGATTCAGAAGGGATGTAAACTTCCGAAAAAGTAGTAATTTCGCTATAATTTAAAGCAAAAGCAGATGTTTGTAAAAGAAAAACTAATACAAAACAAATAACGCTTCCTGCTAAAATCTTATATCTTTTCATAAATGATTTCCTCCTAATAGGTGTTTTAAGTCTATTAGTCGTAGTGTCAATTATTAAAAATAATAAGCAGCCCTATCCACAATTTCGTAGTCTTCTATAATAATCTAAGGACTAATATTATTATTCCATATGTTTCGTTCGCATTTACCAACGATGTTAATTGTCACATAACCCTATTCAGAATACAATTTCTCGTATTCCTCCTCGGACGACTTAAACTTGACTAAACTGATGCCGTCTGGCATAGTTATCTTCAAGGTAGGATTCTTATCTTTTGACATTAAAGTTAAATTGTTTGATGCAACTTTTATTCCTTCAACAGCAATAGATGCTTCTTCTACCCCTTGGCCCCAAAGTGGTTTAAGTTGAGCGATATCAATAATATCTTTTCCGACTAAATCATTAGTGTGATAAATAAAATCAACACTATAAATTGGGGTGAAATCAAAATCTTGTAAAGCAGAATTCGCATAATCAATAAATTTATCAAAATTATCATCAATAATGCCAAATCCAAAAGCGTTAGGGTGACCCTCCGCATACATAATTAAATTTGATTTTTGACAGAATTCTCTAAAGTCTTTAAGAGCGGATTTGTCGTATCCTCTGCCGGAGCCTTCCCAACAAACTTGCTGAGTTTCTTCGTCTATTGTTTTATTAAGAATTAAAACAGGACGTTGATATTTGCTCATTAATTGATTAGCCATTAAGCCAGTCAAGTTTTTATCGGCAGCAAATCCATCTAACTTAATTCCTAAGATTTTATTACTTAAAAGATTTTGATTTGCGATTATCTATTCAATTTTTTCCAAGCTAGTGTCTCTGATTTTAGTTTGCCTATTCTTGATATTAGTACAATTACGACAAGCTTGTTCTACTCTCGTCTCTGCTTGACCTTTACATCCACGTTTTGTTGAAGAGACAAGTTCGTATCCCTTAAAATCAAGCATTGATTCGAATAGCATGAGCTTTTCTTCTTGCGTCCCAACACGAGTAGTTGCATTAACTAAAGGAGCAATGTAGAAAGCTACTCCAATAGGCGTAATCTCATTATTAAAATGAAACTAATCTCTATTGATTATGCCTCTGAAGTAAGGATTGGTGATTTGTTGTAAGCCTTTATTAATTAAATGTTTTGTTTCAAAATCACGCATATCCATCATGTCGGCCACCATACCAAGAGCAACTAAATCTAGCACATGATCCGCGTAATGAACGTTCATAAGTTCATCAATATAACAACAAAACTTATAAACCATTCCCACACCAGATAAAGATTTAGTCGGATAATCACATAATTGATTGTTGATAATACAAGCATATTGTGATATTTTATCAGCTTCATGGTGGTCTATTACCAACACGTCAATACCATTTTTACATAAATATTCATGTTCTAAATAATCATTTGATGAAGAATCTGGGGCAATTACTAATTTAATATCTTTGTTAATGCTGTCAGGTATAATTCCGTGTTGTTTTCCTGCATGGACACGATAAAAAATATTGTTTCGCACAAATGCAGGAAAAAGACAGTATAGGTAATTCATGAGTGCGGCCGCCGAAGTATAGCCATCACAATCGCTATCTACCTATATAAGAACTTTGTCATTTTGTGCGATATGTTTGATGAGCATTTTTACGCCATCTTCTATTCTATCAATAGTCGCTGGTTCTATAACGTCATCATCAGTGGTATTAAGATAATGAGGAATATCTTGTAATTTAATTCCCCTATTGGTGAGCACCTGTTCGACCGCAGAATAACGCGGGATGCGAGGAGCTTTTAGTTGATAGTCCATAGGCTATTCAACCTCCTTTCATAATACCACCACTATTATTTAAGAATTTCTATAAATTACTTATTTACATCAGTCCTCTTCTGCTGGTTTTCCATAAAAATGATAAGCAGTATAAGGAGATCTTCTTGTGGCTGGATAAATAATAGTTTGAACAGTTGAAGCAGGAATACTACGATCAATATAAGAGATATTACAACTATATCCTCTTGCATTTGTATTCGCGGGAACTAAAGTCCAATAATCTCCATTTGGAAATATTAAAGAATAAGTAGTAGTTCCTCTTGTTTTAGATTCAGGATTCATATTGTATGAAATTCTATAATTCTCTTCTATTTGTTCCATTTGTCTAATACCTTCTTCTCTTCTATTATACCATACAATACCCATCATAATCATATTTTTACTCCTCAATTTTATGGTTTAAAGGGCAAATATAAAAAGGAACAAAAGTTTCAAATTCATCATATCCTTTTTCTAAGTCCCCTCGATATCTAATTTTTTTCTTTTTCTCCATTCCTGTGGAGATACATTCATTATCTTTATCATAATATTTATTACAAATAGGACAATAAATGCTATGTTCTAATAAATTTTTTCTTTGTTTTGTTAATCCTTCAATTTGTTGAGTTAATGACATTATTACACTATTAGTTGTAATAGGATATTCATAATTATTACTCATATAAATATTCTTTCTTTATATAATTGTAGAAATTTTTCTTTTCCTTCATCTATCGGACTTTGTTTGTATCCTGTAATCATATTTTTATCAAAAATAAAAGATATAAGTACATCATTTTTAAATTTAGTTCTAATTTTTAAAAGATTTAATTTTAAATGCTAAAACTCCGCATCTCCTATTTCTTGAAATTGCCTATCAAAAGCAACAATAATTTCTTGAGCTCCGCAATCTAATAGTAATTGGACTTGATGTGAAGAAATATTACTTCCGCAACAGGCTACTGATATATTATTATTCCAACCAAAATCAGTTGCATATTTTAAAACTGATTTTTCACTTTCAAAGATAATTGCTTTTTTCATTATTCCAATAGCATTTTTAGACCAATTTAATCCATATAAATTCATTCCAAGAGGATGATTATATAATTGGTTATTTATTTTCATTGGCCTATATTTTCCATACAATTCCGCTTCATCTTTGCACATTGTACGACCACGTAAACCAACAAATCTTCCATTAATATCATAATGGGGAATAGTAATTTGATCTGCTCCTGGATAAAAACCAATATGAGCTTTACTAATTACTTCTTGTGAAATTCCTTCATCAAGCCAAGGAGCTATTTTAATATTATAATTTAATCTATTTAAAATAGAACTATCGTAATCTTTTAAAATAACTTTATTATCTTTTAATTCAATTTCTTGAATGCGAGAATAATTTGATAAAATCTTCCAGTCTTCCAATGTTTTGCCCATATCGTCATTTTTTATCATACCAGATAGTCCAAAACGACGAGCAACCCATAAAACAGAATCATTTAAATCAAATTCTTCATCATACTGGATTTTCATTACTTTAGAACATAATTCAAAAATATCAAATGCGGAATCACATCCAGTATAGCATCTAAATAATCCAGTATTTTCATAGAAATAAAGTTTTCTGCTACCTTCTCCAGGCGGATTATGGCAAATGGTGGAAGAGAGAATCCCGAATTCTGTATATTCAGGATCTCCCCCCCATTCAATCAATAAATCATATATATTCTCAAGTCCAAGAGCTTGACGAATTTCTGATTTATCAAATACTATCATAAGTAATTACTTTAGAACAATTTCTCATAAGTCCGCACTGTTCATTAACATAATGAACAAGCATTTCCTGTGGACGAAGTTTAGCGAGACTTGGAATAGCCTTATAGGAACGAATAATTTCCTTAGCCATTCTATTACTCATCTTATATTCAACATTACCACTTTTCATAATTTTTCTCCTTAATAATTAAAAAGCTGACTCTTCTTCAAGAGTAATTTTTATATCATCAATAGGAACAAGTTCATAAGCATATGTCGTACA